TAGATTAGCAACATCGACGTTTGCTATTTTAATATCTATTTGATCATCGGTGTCCGCTGTAATACTTGTGTCACCATCAACATCTAAAATTAATTCATTACCATTAAGATCAAGAGCACCTGACATAGTGGTGCTTGCAAGAGCTCCATTAGCATCTTTGATAATCGCTTTACTTGCAGGTAATGTACAAAATACGTCCTTTGTACCCGCACTAAAATTAACAGCACTATCACTATTAGAACTACTAATAATAGTAGTTCTTGCCATTGTTGAAGAATCTGCACTTAAAGTTCCAAGACCAACTTCAAACTCTGCGCTTCCTGGAAGTGTAATACAATAATAAGTAGTATTAGAATTACCTATCCCTGCTGCAAAAGTTTCAAATCCCGTGGTCGCTCCAGCGAATGTAATATCTCCGGTGCCAGTTGTCGTGGTTGTTTCTTTTACTCTATCATTAACAATGAGTGCCATTTATTTTTTATCCTATTCTAAAAATAGCTGTTGTTGCACCAGCTGCCGGAAACTGAATAATAAAGTCTCCATTAGTTGCTGTCTTTGTTCCACCAAAATCTAGAATCAAACAAATTTTATCACTGTTATCATCATTGTAGATCATCGCTCCTACTGCACTTAATGTGACAGAAGAGAAAGTTAAATCTGCAAAGTCTATAAAAGCAGTATTACTTGCTGTTGACACACCATTGTTTGTTAAAGCGTTTCCACCGGAAGTATAGTTTGTTCCAGAAGTGCTCACTTCATTGGTTGTAGTAAAAGCAGTAGTAGATGCTGTAAGACCGGAGATGTCGGTGTACAAGGCTAGTTTGAAGCTGTCGCCTCCACTAGATGCAAAATTATGCGTGCCTTTTAAGAGTTCTTCCTTAAAAGCGTCAGGTATGATATTTGCCATTTAGTTACTCCTTATTTGTACTTTGGTAGTGGAGCATCAATTAATGTTCTGATAGCGCCACTGGTATATTCGTCTCTGCGTCTGCGTCCTTGTTGTTCAACAGCAAATGTCTGAACAGCTTCTTGATATGAACGTTCATACAAATCTAACATATTAGTTGGGCCTTTCAAGTATTTAAAGGCTTCTGAAAGGCAAGCATATAACAATAAGTCATAGGCATAAGTTGATAGATAGGTTGTTGTTGAATCTGATGTTGTAATGCTGTCGGGTTTTTTGATGTAGGCCATAGTCAAAGCATAAGCTTGATCAGGTGTAGGAGCTACGACCCAATTATCAGAATCCCACTGAGCATAATATTTAGGTTGTGCGTAGTCGTCTGAATTGTCTGGATCTTTAAAAAATTCAGCCATAAAAGAACTATCGACCTGTTCTAGATAAACTTGATCAGAACTACTAGGATTTGTTAATTGTACATATCGAATAATAATTGTTCCTACCGGAACTGTAATATATCTGTTACCAGTTGTAGTTTCTGAAGTTGCATAAAATTTTGTATCATCAGAATCTACTGTTCTAAAAATTCTAGATTCTGCGTTTGTAATAATAGTTGATAAGACAGTGTCTGATAAAACATTATCATCTACCTCAGTATAATTTCGAATATCTGTTCTTAAATTACTTAATGTTTTACTCATGGTGTAATTGTTACCGGTCCTGCCGAAGCACTTCCGCCTCCTCCCTTAGTGTTTCCCGCTGTAGCTGTATCCGTATCGACACTAAAGCTATAACTATCTGCATCGATTTTAGTTATGGAGTATCCTGCAGCTTTGTTTAAATTAGTAGCTGTGATGCCATCAAAAGTTGTTGCATCTCTAAAACGAACAGTATCCCCAGTAGATCTTCCATGACTTGTTTCTGTTACTGTAATGGTTGATGAACTTGCGCTACCTGTTTGAAAAGCATTAAAGTCTAATAACACAGGAACACTAGGTTCTGTTCTATCTGTTCTCGCGTTCATCAATGCTTCTCCGTCTGCTAAATCTGCTTTTAATTCCAACTGTGGTTGTTTTGCTTCAAACTCTGAAATATGAACTAAAGAACCATTCCATTCTTTAACCATTTCATTGTAAGGAAAAGCCATACCACTTCTGTCAGATATTGCTTTTGCGTGTTTACCTCTTGCGAAACTACTCATAGTGTTGGAAAATATATTTTTGGTGTTAAATATGTACTAGTTGAAGAGCTATCCTCTGTTAAAGCTCTTGCTAGTTCATCTTCATATAATAATTTTAAATTTTGTGTTCTTTCCGGAGCTATTTTTAAACTTAAATAATAAGCTAATCCGGCACACATACAGGGAATAAATCTATATACAACATCTCCTTGATTTGTATATGCTCCCACGTCTTGAATTCTTTTGAGATAATAAAATTTCAATAAATAACTAGAGCCTGAAAAAGTGCTACTAGGTGTTTGATATAAAAAAATACTTGGTGTTGTTGTTCGATCTACATAATATTGACTAGGGGTTCCTTTAGATAATTTATTAGCAATTGCAGAATATGTAGAACGATCTATTTTTGAAATTGGTGTATCAACAGGTGCTGTAGCTGTAGAATTATTTCTAACATAGGCTTCTAATACTTCATTAATATCACTAGGAAAGTTAGTGCTATCGCTAGCATTATTATATTCTGCTTGACCTTCTACAAGAGGCACAGAAGCCAAAGCTACTTTCCATAAATGTAGGCCCCTATTACCCCATTCAGAGAAGAGTATATTTAAAGAACGTCTAGCGCTTTTTAAACCATATCCCGTTCTTGCAGTTACACCGCAACGTTCATATGCCTCTTGAATTATTTCATCTATGTCAAGGTCAAAAGAAGTAGTACCTGATGTAGCCATTTTTAACCTTACTTATCGATAAATATGGTAGCTGCGTCTATGTTTGTGATTGTAGAAACTTTCATTCCACCAGGGAATAATACTCCGTCTTCTGGAATGTTTGTTGAAAACACATCACCGTTAGGAACGTCAGCTTGAAATAAAGTTGTGCTATCTGTGTTGTCTTGCAGAATAATTGTTCCTGCTCCACCACCGTCAGATGCTAAAATAATTCCTCTAAGTCTAGTTCGACCTGCGAAGACTGCTCCTGTTGCTGTAACTCTAACGGCTTTTACGTCACCTTTACTTGCCATTTTTTTCTCCTTTGTAGGAGCTCTCAGAGAGAGCTCCTAATTAATTATTAACTTACTGCAGCACTAAATGGTGTTGCTGGTGTTCCAGTACATCCGGAATCAACAGATACTTTCCATTTACCTGAAGCAAGAACTGTACAAACAATTTTTGAGTAAGTTACACCACCAGTTGTACTACCGTTTAATGTGATAGTGTCTGATGTTGAAGCTGTTTCAAAACCAACGACGTTGTCAGATGAGTCATCAATAAATAATGCACTTCCTACCATAACGTCAGTTGCATTTGCAACTTGCACAACTAAGTCACCTGTCTTTGTAATATCTGCAAAAATTTCGATAGTAGCGCCGACGTTGCTTAGATTGTTTAAGTCTGCTCCTGGTCCTGCGACAGCAGAATCAGAGTTTGCGTTTGTTGCTGGTAATGTGTAAGTCACAGCACCCGCAGTAGAGTTGTAAACAATTCTTCCTGCGTGGCTAGCTGTTGTCAAGCTATCGCTTGAATTCACTGTTACTACATTACCGGGTCCTGTATTAAAGAAACCATTCTTTGATATTACCGGACCTTGAAATGTGGTTGTTGCCATTTTTACCTCCGTAGTAAAATTTGTGTAGTCTCTACGTGCGTCTGCTAGGTCAGTCTACACAATGTTATTCTCCTAGAAGGTTAAATATAAACCTCTTTTAAAAAGAGAGCAAGTCTATTTAAAAAATAAATGACTGTCGTAATCTTGACTTCTCCATCTCAGTTTAGCCAAAATTCTTTTGATTCTCTCTTCAATGGATTTCATTTCAAGAGTCTCTTTTCCAGAATTTAAATATTGAGAATTCCACTGAGATTCGAGCTTGATTTTCTCAGCGATTAGAGATTGTGATATTGCGGTCATAATATAACTCCTTGTCTATATTATCCGCTTTTATTTTGTACATTAATTTCCCATAAAGTCAATGTATTTTCCCATAAAAAAAGGGGCCATAAGGCCCCTTTTAAAAGTTGTTATAAGGTTACTTATTATGCACCTGGTGAACCAAAGATACCTCTGAAATCAGAGAAGCCGAAAGAGTATCTCTCTCTTGCTTTGTATCTTACGTTACCGGTGTCAAAATCACCTTCCATTGAAGTTTTGATTGGTGATCTTTCAAAGTATTTTAGACCGTTAGGAACGTCTGTAATGATAAAGAATGCATCAGTATCAGTTAAGTAGTTGTTCACTACATAACCTTGTGGGATCATACCCATGCTCTTTACTGCATTGATATCATTGTCAGCAGTACCAACTCTGTTAGCAGAGTTCATGATTCTTTCCGCTGTGAACTGTAGTTCTGACGGAATAATCATTTTCACACCTCTAGCAGCGATCTTTAATCCTCTTTCATCTGTGAAAGCAGCAATATCGATTAATGCTTGCTCAACAGAAGTTTCGTTTAAGTCCGCAGCTGTTGCCAACTCGTTACTTACTGTTCCAAAGATGGTTGGGTGGTCAGTAGCACAAAGCTCTTTACCATCACCACCTGTGAAAGAAGAGTTAAAAGCTCTGTTTAATACGTTAGCAGCTTTGATCTGCTTTGTATTAGCCATTGAACGTGCTAGAGCTTTTGTGTATCTGCTTGACAGTCTGTCATACAGATTATCTTCAATAGCTTCCTCAGTGATTGAGAATGCTAATGCCACAGTTTCGTGTTGATATCTAGATGTGTAGGTTTCTTGCGCGTTATCAAATGTAACTGCAGAACCTTCCGGTTTAACTCCAGCATTACCAAAGCCACTTAACATTACTTCCTCTTCGAAAGCTCTGTCTGAAGTTTCTTTAGTGAAGATTTCTTCATGCTGGTTCTCATAACGATTATATTCCAAGCCGAATAGTGCATTCAAACCTGGCTCTAACTCTTTAACGAGTTGATTACGTGATATAGCCATATTTAATTACTCCTATAATTCCTGCTTGAGCGTATGCTCGTTAATTGAAACGATATAGTTTATGTTATCTGAGCCTATTTCGCTGTTATCTGGGTCAGTAGATATACCGACGACTCTTAATTGGCCGTCTGTTGCAGCTAAATCAGATACGTCTAATTCAACATTGGATGTTCCATTTACTGTTGAACCAGCAGCGTACACGATATCAGCTACTTTAAATATATCAGTTCTTGCTGAAGCACCGTCTCCTTGTACTTCAAATCTCTCGTATGGATCGTCATATACGAAAGCGTCAATATCACCGGAAGTGATATTTGTTTGTGTGTAGTGGTTTCTGAATGTCGGTTTTCCAGTTGTAGGGTCAGTATAATTTACACCCCAAAATACACCAAGTAGTGTATCACCAGCAGCTGCCACGTCGATAAAGCCTGTGTTAGAGGCTTGTGGTATTACAGGGTCGCCCTGAAATATCGAAGATGCTTCGTTATCAGCAATCTGATATTCAGACATACCGCCGTTATCTGCGTTTTGTCCAACCTTACCAACAGGTCTTAAACCAAATGCACTGTCTTTATTTGCCATTTGTATTTACTCCTTTGTTAGTTTAGTTGATGGTTCGGAATAACTAAAAGATTAGTTCTTCTTGGAGCCACCAAAAGTTACACGGCTCTGCCTCTCTTGATTGATTGGCATCGCATTGTGCTGCTCCTTCATGAGGTCGTTTTCAACTGCTTGTTCTCGATCAGAAACTTTTTGATTAAAAAATTCTTCTCGAGATTGCGCGAGCTCTTCCGGTATCCTAGCCAGCAATAGGCCACCAACTCCGATTACCCCAGCATGTTTGCCATCTTGTACGGAAGGAAAATCATCTTCTGGATATTCATCAGCTCTTACTAATGACCATCCGGATCTTAATTTACCTGAGACATTTTTAGTGTCATCAGATCCCATACTTTCAGCTCTTATCCAACGGTGTCTATATCCCATTGGAGCAGGGGGTGCATCTAAAGATGATGGAGGAGTCCAAACTTTAGGTCGAGAGTCTTTCTCTCGAGTTTGACTCGCGCGGGAAGTTTTGTTTATTTTTGTTTCGTTTTCCATATGCTTATGCCTCCTTCGCGACTAATTGTTTCGCATATTCTTCAAGTGGCACACCTAATCGTTTAGCTATTGCTACCTGTGATGGTGTGAGCTTCACAGTTTTACGGCGTCCTACCATACCTGGACGTTTGGCTGATGCTACAGTTTGAGAAGGTTTCTCTTGTGTAGTATTTTCTGTTGTACCAAATTTATGAGGGAATTCAAGTCTAATTCTTTTATCCACTTCTTGATAATATTCCTCACTAGAAGGATCGTATCCTTCTTCTTCCGTCAGTTTTTTATGTATATCAAATGCGGTATACGTCATCGCACTATCCGTACCAAACCAAGTGTTTTTAGAGGCCCATTCCTCTGCTTTTGGGTCCATTTGTTGCGCTGCTTGCTTTAATTGACCTGCATTCGCATACCCTTGTTGCTGTTCCACAGGCTGTTCTACCTGTTTCGGTGCCTCTGGTTTTTGAGATTTTACTTGATTAAGTCTAGCGGCATCCATTGTCAGAGCTGCTATTTCTGTTTGTGCGGCTATTTGAGCATCAACATCCTGTGCATCAATTGCTGTTTTCAGCTTTCCCTTAGCTGCCTCCAGGCTTGATTTCACTCGGCTTTCAAACTCAGATACATAATTCGTATCTAGACTTTGATATCTATCTTGTAGTTTCTTTTGTTGATCTGCTATAGATTTCGCATATACAATCGCTTCTTCTTTCTGACGTTCTGCTTCACGCATTTTACGTGTTAGCTTGGCAATTCTCTTTTTGACACCTTCACTATATTGTTCTAATTCTTCTTTCTGTGGTGCCTCTTCTTTTGTTTCTTCTTCAGTTTTTGTTTGTTCCCCCGAATCGGTTGATTCCTCAACCTGTAGTTCTTCTTTTGGTTCTGGTGCAGAATAATCTTTTTCTAAATCGATTTCTGCTCCATCGGTTTCACCGACATCAATCATCGGTTCTTCTTTTTTTAGTTCTTCGGGCATAGTTTTCTCCTATGTTTAAATATGATGTAGAATATCTTCGGGGTTACTAATGGTCCCTAAGACTTCATCATCGTTTAGTAATCGCACTTCTCCACCTTCAATCGGGAGCCGTGATCCGGCGTATCGGGCAAAAATTACCCAATCACCTTTTTTGCACCAAGGGCCGGTATAGAATTTTTCTTCATCTTTGTAGGCCAATGGTCCAACCTTGATTACATAACCGCAGTTCGTGGCTATGCGTAATTTGTCTAATGATTCTTGAGCAATGATAATACCACCTTTTGTTTTATCTCTAGGTTCAAAAGGTAATACTAATATTCTCCAACCAGAGGGGTTGGGGAGTTTTGCTAATAGTTCTTCAGAGAGGTTTTCCGCTCT